CACAAACTATGACATGAAGAAATATTTTGTCCACATTTTGTTTTTTCTATCATCTCTTGCGCCAACACCTCGGCAGCCTCTATGCGCTCACGCAGTTGTGCTTCTGCCTCAGGGTCACGCATAATTCTCACGATGTGCAACGGCTTTTGGTTGAATGGGCAATAACTCACCCAGTCGCACCAGTCGGCATCGGTCACCATCATGTGCGAAACGCATTGCCAGTAATACTCAGGTCTAACGGCTTTCAAGTCCTCGGCACTATGCACATCAATCAAGTAAAGTGTATGCGTGTCATTATCGGGGCATTTGATTTCAAGTGTGCCGTTATCCTGAACACACAACCCATCGGGCGAACTGGCAAAGTAGGGCGAAACCTCAATTGCTCCACAGCTTGTGACCTTGCGAGATGTGGTCTTTGCGTAGATGCCTCTTGCGTTCATCTCTTGCTCGTTGCCCCATGCCATTGCCTTACTTGTGGGTGTGTGTTGCAGCAGATATTCCTCAAAGAGGTCATCAAGCATCACCACACTGGGGTTGAGCATTCGCTCGGCAACCCTTTTCTTGATGTAGGTGATTGCATCCTTGCCAAAGACCTCATCTTTGTTTCTTCCTGATTTCATAAGCCTACCGACTTGCGACCCCGTGAACTTGCCCAAACGGACACGATACCAGTCAAGTGAGTGTTGCGTGGGTTGTGCATCAATTATCTCTTGAATGTTTGTTCTCATAGTTTGTTGATATTAGGAATCTTGTTCATATTTGTTAATAATTTTTTGTATTGGTGCAGTTTTGTGGATTTCAACTGCTTTATAGAGCAGATGCTTGAAATTATTGTGCTTTGCCATCTGCATGACTATCAAAGCCAAAATTTCGCTCTCTTCGCCTTTGATAAAGGTGGAAAAGTCCCCATGCTCAATGTCTCCCAGTAGACCAAATGCAACATTGCTCTCACTTTGCCTTGCGAATGCCTTAATAGCATCATGCGCATCTTCGATTGTTACCTTATTTCTCATGGCTTTTATTGCTCGTTTGGTGTAGTTACATCATCTACAAATAAAGTGCCGTTAGAAGCCTTTTGTGATTCGTTTTCACGCATTTCTTCGGGTGTGTCTATATCCTCACTCTCTACATCTTCAGCCATAGCACTCTCGGCAACCTCGGTGAGTTGGTCACGGCTATTGTCTACATAGTCCAGTTTGCCGTCACCTCGCAGCACCGACTGGTCTGCCTGAACTGCGTTCTGCATATCAACCGAAAGAGGTGCAAATCGGTTCAACAAGAGTTTAAGCACGGTCTTCTTTGCCATCGCATCCTTGTCGGTTGACCAGAGGCTTGAATCTTTAAACTTGCCTCGGTAACTCTGCGAGTAACGTGTTGCGTGTTGTTCTATCTCTTCGGCTGTCATATAGAGTGACTTTGCAAAGCCGTTGGTCAGTTTGAAATAGGCAAGATAGCCAATTACTGGCTTGTTTTCTCTATCGGGTACAGCTTGCACGTTGACCTCGCCAGTCATCAGGTTGTAACCCTGAAGTTCGCCCTCACGAATCTCGGTGGTGTTGATGGCTTGAAATTGCCCTGAACGGATAGCCAATTGTATGAAACCTTTCCAACCGATTTGAAACTGCGCCTCGGTTTTGCGCTCTCGGTTGTTCTTGTATGGGATGATGTAAGCCTGACCCAAGTTCGGGTCAAGTGGCAACCTCAAAGCCGTTGCCTTGAGTGCTGCGTACATTAGGGTCACTGGTTCGCAAGCCTGAAGTTTGGCATCGTTAGCCACTACTGCGGTGAGGTTGTTGATGAACTCACCCTTGCGCTCTGCCAAAACACTGGTTAAGTAGTTGTCAGTGTTTGGGTGCATAATCATCTGATTGAATCTTTTTAAATTGCTCATAATCGTTGTTTTTAATTAATTGTTATTTATTGCGTTGATTATTACTTCGGGGTTGATGGTGATTTCTTTCTCGCCCATCCATGCGTTGATGCTCACATCTTCGCAGTTGTCAATGATTTTGTCTACTGACTCGGTTGTTCCGTCAATGTCGTTATACTGGTAATGAGTGGCGAATGTTGCAGTTGCCTCAATCATCAGGTCACCAATCTCAATTGAGATGCTGCTTTTGTTGTCTTCCCACCAAGCATCGGGCTGGAAGAATGCATCGGCTATGCGTGTGATTGTTTGTGGTGTCATAATAGTTCAGTCATTAATAATTCATATTCCATAGTTTAATAAGTTCTCGCCCTGAATACTTTCTGCGACCCATCTTGTTCAGGTGCGCCACAACATAGCCACTCGCCTCATATCTGCGCAATGTTCTGCGAGAGATGCAAAGCAACTGCGCTGCCTGAGTGACGGTATAGCTGCCAGTGTAGTCAATATTCGGGCGAACTGGTGTCATTTCTGCAACTTGTCAAGTGCCTCTTTATCTGCGTTGATAACTACCAACAAGGCAAGGCAAGCAAGCCCGATAAAGTTGGGTGTAAAACTGCTGCTCTCGTTGAAAATGAGCATTCCCCCCAGTGCGAGGATGATGCTCAGGATAATGCGAAGTATTTTCATTGTTGTTGTTCTTTTTGTGCTGTGCGCACGATTAGTGAAATCATTTGGGGTGATAGGTTGAACTCGTTAGCCAGTTCGGTGTAAATGGTGTAAGGATAAGCCAGTGGTTGCTTTTCGCTCAGGTTGCAGTAACGTTTGAATATCTTTGCGTTTCTGCGCTCAAGTTCTTTTTTTTGTTCTTTTGTGATTGCCATTTTGTTTCTTTGTTTTGGTTAATAATTTAGTCCCCGATTGCCGAATTGAACGGCTGCTCACCTATGCTTTTAAGCCATTGCCACCTTGCCCATCGTGTGGCTCTTTATCGGGATATTGGGCGGTGCTATACCAGTAATTGCGAAGCCTTGACACCGCCCTTGCTGAACGTTTAGGAGTTATTTGCCAAAATTGGTTGATAAGCTGACCTCTATTGCGAGGTTGTCGGTGTCAAAGTCTTTGTGGATATACCAACTGAATGCGTCTACCATAGTAGCGAATGCCACGATGTGGTTAATTTCGCTCTTGGTGATGATGTGCGCCTTTTCGCTATCAAGCACGAATGAAAAGTAGTGCTGTGTTGAGCCGTCACTCATCAGGCTGCTGCTGCTGGTCATTGTCCAGTACTTGCCCAGTTTAGCGAGGCACTTGTTAGCCAGCTCTACGGTTAATTTACTTGGCTTAGTTGCCCTTGCCCTTTTCTTACTCTCGGTTTTGGTTGTTGTTGCTGAAGTTGTCATAGTTGTAAAATTTTGTTAGTTAAAAAAATTTGTGTAAATTTGCGTTGTATCATTTTGACAATGCAAAAATATAACAAAAAGTTCAAAGTTGTATCGTTTTGCTTGAACATTTAACATTATTTCACACATAAAATGTTCAAGAATTTTTACCAAAGTATTTAACCTATTGAAAACTAAAGTGTTACTGAATTATGGAAAATTTCAATGAAGAACTAAAAAAATGGTTTGCTGGCAAAGGGCTTAAACAAACCGATATAGCCGAAAGATTAAAAGTATCCCCGACCATCGTTAACAACTATCTCAACGGTGCAAGGACTTTCGGCAAAAATGTTGCGCTCAAATGGAGTAGGGAATTTGGGTTAAATCCCTTGTGGTTGATGAGTGGTGGCACTCAAGGCGAAATTGCTGCCGTGCCTGAGGTTCACACACCAGCCCCCGACATTATCAACATTCCCATCCTATCACTTGATGCGAGAGGTGGGTTCTTGCCCAATGACAAGGCAGATATTGAGCAATACACCATCGGGGTGATGCCATTCAACAAGCAAATCGCACACACTGGTGATGTGGTTATACCAGTGTATGGTGATTCAATGACACCCAAATACCCAGCTGGCTCGTTCATACTGATAAGACCGATTGAGGCTTGGAGGGAATATATAGAACTCGGTCGGTCTTATGTCCTTGAGCTGGCAGACTGGCGCAGAATAATCAAGATTGTGCGCAAAGGTAGTGATGCGACACACTACACCCTTGACAGCTACAACGTGGACTATGAGAGCAACGAAGTGGCAATATCCTTTATAAATAATGTGTGGCTTGTTGTGGCATCGGTAAATCGTGAAGAACTATGAAAAAGATTATTACATTATTATTATTGTGTGCCGTGTCTTTGAATGCATCGGCAGAACTTGGGTGGCTGTATCAGGATAGCATTGCCGTCTTGACTAGTGGCGAAGAGTATCTCGGTAACGACTTCGACAAGCCCACAACACTCACCATTATGCTTGAGAGTGGTGATGACATGGAGATTGCCATGCTTGGTCTGCAAGGTGATTTCGCCTTGTACAAGTTCAGGGAAAACCAGCAATACATTATAACCGACTTCAACGGAGAAAGAACGAAGTGGGAAATTAAGAATGTGGAGATTGATGGCAAGTCCCTCAAATATATTTATGTGGTTGATGCCACAAAGTTCATTGACAAGCTGTGTGAGTGTGATTTCTTTGCTATTACTTTGCCGTTGGCAATCTATGGCACTACTACGTTCTATTTCAACACCAACGGATACCCACTTGACTGGTAACAAAAACATTGCCCCACTTTCGCAAGCAGAGCAAGTGTTACACCTTAAAACTTATGTTTACTAAATAATCAATTCTATAGTGCGCACGATATGCGCTTAACAAAAAAAATAACTAAAAAATGCAATTATGAAAAATTGAAAAATACCTGAGAATTCACTAAAATATTTTATTTATGACTTTGCAAAATTAGTCATTTTCAGCCAAAAAATCGCAAAACGTTCGCACAATTTTACACACTAAATTATAAATCATTGATTCACAAACTACCATGACACCAAAATTAAACGACTGGAAAGCGTGTAACCGTCACAAGCGGTTCCCGAGTTCGAATCTCGGTCACTCCGCTAAAAATGCCGTTCGCAGCGAGATTTTGCCCCCGACTGATAGAAGTATCAAAAGAGGCAAAAAAGTCGCAGAGAGTGGCAATAAAATCGCAAAACGAGCGCAAAGAATGCGAAAGGTACGAGTTTCTTTATATTATGGTCGTTCATTCGACAAGGCTGGCACAGCCCCCTTGTTGATTGCAGTAAATCACAACTCATCGGGGTGTTACATTCCGTTGCAAGGTGTGCGCTTGAAACGCAACCAGTGGGATAAGGTTAAAAAGAAGGTCATCAACCACCCACAAGCCGACACTATCAACTCGGTGGCACTCTCAACACTCGGCAAGGCTAACGAGGCTGTGATGCAACTGGGCAACGTGCGAGGTCTTTCGACTGCAAAAGTCCGTGACCTGATTGCTGATTACATCTATCCAAGTGGTGATGTAGACACTGGCTTTATGGCTGTGTTGCAGTCATATATGAACAAGTGCGACAAGCCCAACACGGTGGATAAGTTCAAACAAACGCAGACACACCTTAAGAGGTGGTTAGGTACGAAGGGCGCAAGGGCATTGCAGTTTGGTGATGTGACGGTGGACTGGTTGCAGAACTTTGACCGATACTTGGTCACCTATTGCCCATCGGTCAACTCTCGTTCGATACACTTGCGCAACATTCGCACAATCTTCAATTATGCGCTCAATCATCAGCTCACAACGGCAGCATATCCTTTTAGGCAATACAAGATTAAGAGCGCACCAAGCAACCCCACACCATTGACCCTTGAGCAGCTGCAACTCCTTTGGTCGCATCATCCAGCGAGTGATGCCCAAGCCTATGCCCTTGACATTTGGAAATTGACCTTTGCCCTCATCGGTATCAACATGGCTGACTTGTGCGCACTCAGGACAATATCGCAAGGTCGCATCAACTACACAAGACAAAAGACACAAAGGCTTTATAGCATCAAGGTTGAGAATGTGGCTAAAACGTTGATTCAGGTGCATAGAGGCAAGAAAATGCTGCTGGATATATTGGAGCATTACAAAGACATTCACGTTGCCACATCAATGATAAATCGGCATATGAAAGACATTGCCAGTGAGTTGGGATTGCCACCAATAACCACCTACACGGCTCGGTACACTTGGGCAACGTTGGCATTGAGCATTGACACACCAATTGAGGTGATTAGTCAGGCACTTGGTCATAACTATGGGCAAGCCGTGACTCTCGGCTATATCGTACCTGACCGAAGGAAGGTTGATGAGGCAAATAAGAAAGTTTTGGCACTCTTATTTGGCTGAATCTTGGAAATTAAGGGAAATCTGCCACTATTTTCCCTTTATTTCCCAATTTGCTATATAGCTGAATATAGCAGATATACAACAAACCCCCACAATTCGCTTGTGAGGGCTTGTTTTCTTTTGGTGGTGTAGTTGGTTATTCGCTCCGTGTTCTGCGCTATATGGGCTTTTTAACCAAAAAACCACCCACATCATCACGATGGGAGTGGCTGCCACAATTATCTAAATCTTAAACCATGAAAAAAACTCGTTTGCCAATTTTATAAGCACCGAATAGACCAAGCGCAACAATTGCAATGCCACCGATGGCAATGAATAGTTTCTGCCACCATTTAAGCACATTGACCTCTTGAATCTTCGTGACCTCTTTAATTTGGGTCGTTGTTACTGGGTACGGCACACTATCGAAAACGTGCAACGTGTCCACCTTATATATATTAGTGACCCCCTGAGTGTGATGCCACCTTTCGATTATGGTTGTGTCACCCTGAACATAGTGGTAGACCGAATCACGTTGGATTAATGTATCCCGAACATGGTCTATTTTGACACTCTCAATCGTGTGTTCTTGAGTGACTACCACTGGCACTTCTACCCTCTCAATCTGCAACTCTTTTTGCGGTTTGCACGATGCGCACAAAGATATGACAAGGCAGATAAGCAGACCAAGAGCGAACGCAACGATTAACTCGCTGCATCCTTTCACGGTGGCATTGTCAAAGTCTTTGCTCATTTTAGGCGGTTCTTGAATTTCAACCATTCGCTTTCATCATTGGTTTTGCCAATCTTATTGCCTTTGGTGTCATTGAGCGGTGCTAAATTCCAGTGAACCAAACCTGGGCAGACCTTGCCTGAAATATCATAATGGCGCACCACACGATCAAGTGGGATGTTGTACTTTTTCATCAGGATTTTTGCCAAGCGAACCGCATTGTTGAGTGCTGCCTCGGTGAAATACCAGCCTTCGTGATTGGTCTTTGATGCACTTGTGCCACTCTTGAGGTTTGAGCAGATTTCAATTGAGATTGTGTTTGCGTTGGTAGCGATGCCATACAAGCGACCACCGCCACTATATGGGTTTTTCTTATCGCCCACCGACCAACACTTGTAGTTGCGTGGGTCAGGATTAAATTGAACCATTGCCGAATCATCAACCCCAAAATCTGCGCTTGCTCGTTTGCTCTTTTCCCACGATGATTTCATACCCTTTGCCCTGCCACTGGCAGAACTTGCGCCAGCCGTGTAGTGAATGGCAAGGTACTTTATTGTGCGGTTTGGTGTTTTCGTGATGCAACAAGTCAAAGGTGCGTAAACCACGGATGGGTCAACACACTTTGAATTTGTGCTTGTAGGTGTGTTGCTCTTAACTCCAAGTGCCGTCCAAGTCTTTTGTCCAACGATGCCATCATCTTCCAAGCCGTGAGCCTTTTGAAAGAGTTTCACTGCGGTTTCAGTTTTCGCACCGAAATCGCCATCAATCGTGACCTTGTAGCCTTCTACGTTCAGTAGATGTTGCAGGGCGATAACATCATCACCCTTGCTCCCCTTCTTCAATGTGTTCATTGTCTTTGTCCTTTTTTCGGTTGTCTTCTATTTCTTCAATTGATTCATCAATTATCTCGCCCAGTGCCTCACTTTTGCGTTTAAAAATTGCAACAATGAGGTTCTTTAGGTTCAACCTAATGTTGATACCTTTGACCACTGCGATATGTCCTACTATGCTTGAAATCTCAAACACGCAACCAAACGCAATGCCAAGAGCTGCGGTCACGGTGTGTGTGCAAATGCCCATCGGCTCGGTGACTGCAAGACCAGCCACACAACCAAGCAACAAGTAAGTAGTATAATCTACAAACTTATTCAGGGTTCTGCGACCAGCCGAAGAGAAATGGAACTTGTACTTTTTGCGTTCTTCCTCGGTCTTGGCATCCTTTGCGTGTTTTTTGCACTCTCTCCAACCCCACCAAAAGTCGGTAGCGATTAGCACGATGCAGAAAACAATCGCCCAGCGCAAATCGTATACAGCCGTCATTGCCTCACTTGCAAATAATGCCCAAGTGACCATTGCACCCACGTTGTGTGTCATCACATAGCCTCCAACTCGTTAATTTCTGCTCGCATTGCGTTGCGCTCTGCGACCAGTTCTTCAACATCGTAAGGCATTGGCTCGTTAGTCAGTTGCGCCTCGGCACATTTGATTATCTTATAATCGCCTTGTGCCAGTTGGTCTTTTAATGCCCAAATGCGTTGCTCACGTTGTTGCTGTGCGATTTCTTCTGCCGTTGGTGTCGGTGGCACAACCTCAGTCCACCCAGCCTCTTGCAGTTGCTCTTTCGTTGGGTTGAGGATTACGCATCCATCAACCACTATCTTCTTTCCGCTGATTGTTGTTGTTCCGTTTGTGTACATAGTTTATTCATCTATTGCGGTTATAATACTTGCATAGGTTGACCAGTTGGAAGCCGTTTTGTATGCGTTAACACTCGCTGAAGGTACTTTTATAACCATTGGCGATGTGTAAAAAGCACCATTCGCCAAAGTTGGTGGTGTAGTAGCTCTGCATATCAACGTATTTATGTTAGGGAAGGCTCTCCATCTAATTCTCGTTGTCGCAGAGCATAGGTCGCAGGTGGTAAGTGTTACTGATAATGTAAAAATGCTCTCGCCAACATCTTGCGTTGCAAGCGTTTTAAATGCCGTTATATTAGGAAGATTGAGAAAGGCTTGATTAACCAAACTTGTAACCTCTTCGGGTATAACAATCTCACCGCTCAATGTTCCGCTTAATCGTGCTATCCATAGAGCCTTGTAGTCCGTTGTATCTCCACCTTGTGCCATAAGTCCTCGCCTTAAAATTAACTCATTGACCATACCTTTGCTATTGCTTTATTGTCCATAATACTAAACTCCACATAATCGCCCGAATGAATGTCGGGAGCATCCGCAATCGTAACACTTGGTGAGATGCTGATGGTAGGATTATCTGCCCCAGCCGTAAATGAGAATGCAAAAATGTTGGTTATGCCCGAAACCTCGCTACCAAGTGTTAAGGTTAGGCTCGTTACAGCACCAGTAAATTTGTAGAACGTATTTCTTGCAAGTTGTTGCGTGGGTGTTGCGCCACTCACCTCAACAACAGCCATGTCACCACCGTTGTGGACATAGAACTTTGAGGTAGTGCCATCGGTTAAAGTGACGGTCACCTCGTTAGTGCCACCACTCTGCACACTTGTAACCGTCTGCACGACCGATTGAACACCAACCCCAGACTCGCCAGCTACAAAGGCTTGAGAATTAAGGTAGATAACGTTGTTTTCTAAACCTTGTATAATATCGTCTGTGGTTAGGTCGTCGCTACTCTCAACGATGAAAAACTGGTCAGTCCTGAACGAGCGCAAACGTGTCGAATCTTGTTTTACTATTGTAACCACAACACCATAGTTGTCTGCCAACTCGTTGCCGTCAAGGTCAATGTAGGCAATGTTGTCGGTGATGCTTGGTGTGTATGTGTATTGTCTGCGGTCGCCTTTGAGCTGGATAGTGACCACATCGGTAGGGTCAGGCGTGTAATCTTGCAAGACCATTGAACCACCCGACACTTGATATATCTGCAAAGGAATGGCAAGTGAAAAGGTGTTGCCTTGCACTATAATTGGTATACTTGTTGAACTCGGCATATTAATGTCCTATTTTCTTGATTGATAATCGGTTATTAACTAATTTTCTCTTACAGCACGTTTCGCTTGTGTTGAGATATGCAAGGCACTGCGCCTTGTAGTTGTCGGCAATAGCGAATGCCTCGTTGTATGTTTGCGTTTTCTGCGATTGCTCTGCCTCATCGCTGTATTGGTCGGTCTTGATTTGAAAGCCAAACCTTGTTGCAACACCGACACTATTGCGAATGATGCGCCCATACGCATAGTATAGCAATGCTTTGCGCAACCCAGCGAAGATGTGTGCATCGCCACAAGTATCTTTGTAGATTCCACCTTCCCACAAAAGCAGAGCAACGGCATCGGTATCACGGTTCAGGACACGCAACCACCAGTCAGCACCGATGGCTGGGATAATGTCAAGGTTTTGCGCCTCTTCGATGCATCTATCCACAAGTTCATCTTGCGAGTTGCAAGGTCGGCACTCTTTGTCTATGTCTTCTCTTGTGATGAGTAACATATTATCGTATTTAATCACTTCTGCCATAATTATCCCTCAACGTTGTAGGTTAGTGGTTCAACGCTGCAATCATAATTTGCCAAAGGCTGATACCAATTGTCGAAAATCTTGCTAAAAGCACGTTCTATGAGCCTCTGCTCTTTGCTCACAAGGCTTGAGTAGTAAGAATAGCAATCGTGGATGGTTGTGCCTGAAAATCCTAATTTACCGCTACGGATGCAGAGGAAGGGTTCTTGTTCAAATGCGCTATAAATTCGCTCAACAACTGAATTGTCGGTAACTTGGAAATCTTTGTCAAAGTTCTTGACTGGGAATTCCACGATTTCAGGCTTTTCTTCATCGTTTGCAACGGTCAACGAGATTAGCACGTTGCTTGTTTCATCGCCCTGAAATTGCGCCAAGTCTTCAGCAAAGCCACGAGCCTCAACCGCTTGCCGTGCTGCCTCATCTTCGTTCATTGCTTGTGAGGTTTTGCTTATCACGAAAGCCGAACTCAAGAAGTTGCATCGTGCGTTCCTGAATTTAATGTTGCTCAAGCCTTCATCGGTTGAGAGGTCGGTCAGCACTCTATCATACTTGGGTAGTGGGTATCTATCTCTGCCAGCCGTTGACACCCAAAGAATCTGCCCTTTGTAGTGGTCAATGCCACCACAAGCATTGATCTGCGCACTCACGACTTTAGGATCGGGGTTGAATCGGTCATAACTTGTGATGGTGTCCTTGCTAACTCGCAGAATCTTGCCGTTGCGAGTAGTTCTGCCCATCCAGTCAGGGTGTGTCACGATGTGGGCAATGTAGCCTGAATCATCATCTTCTTGCAGTCGGCACGATTCAAATGGTACGTTCTGCACCTCACACACCTTGCAGTTAAGGTCATAGTTAACGTGAAGAGCAAAGCCACCGTAGTTAGCCAAGTCTTGAGCAACAGCCGTGAGAATGTCATCGGTGGTTTCTCCATAGCGGTTAACCTCAAGGTCGTAGATGATTGCGTTGGCTATTCCCTGACCCTCAATGAAACGTGCGTATCTATCGGCACATTGCGCCCCAGTTGATGAGCTGTCAAGAATAGCTTTGGCTTGCTGTGGATACAAGTTGTTGCGACCATAGGCTTTGATGCCCAAGGTAGCAAGATAACTCACATCTATGCGTTGCGGTGCTTTCTTAATTTTTTGGATGTTCATTGTGTGACCTCGTTATTTGCGTTTTTTCGCAGTCTTTTTCTTCTTTGGTGTAGTGGGTTTAGTTTCGGCAGAAACCTCGGCAGACGGCTCGTTTGCCACCTCTGCGACCACTTGTTTCTCGGTGGTTGCACTGGGTAACTCAGCGAACCAGTCTTTGCGTTGTGGGAACGATGCCAAAAACTCCCTTGCCACCTCATCAGTGAGGTTGCTATTGGTGTAGTGTGCGCCCTTCCATTGCAGCACTACTCCGTTAACTAATCTTGAATGTGCCATTGTTGTATTCGTTTTTTTGTGGTACATTAATTTCGCATAAATCTCAACGAGCGCATCTTTGTATTTGTCCTTGCATTTGCAAGTCCTCAAGTGCTTGTGGCATACAGCCCAATAAAGCCTATCAATGCGCTCTTTAACAAGTGCGAGGTCATTACCGCTACTGGCAAGACCTCGCAATATCATCAACTCGGCTTGCGCCTCTTGTTCGGTCATAACGCTGTGTTATGGTGCTGGTGTTTCGTGGTCTTCGGTGATGCTGTTGTAGACAGCCCGAGTGAGGAATACATTGCCCTTGGCTGACCCCTCTTCGGTCATTGTCACCAACCATCCAGCGAGTGTGTCATCGTTGTACAACTCACGCAGGATTGCCGTTGTGTGCAGACCCGTTTCGATGCCAAAGATTTGGTAAGTGCCATTTTTGTTTGCAACGGCTGCCACGAATTCGCCATTTGCGATGGCAAATAATTGCTCGGCAACATCCTCATCTTGCTTGAGAATTACAAACTGAAAAGTGTTGGTTATGGTATTGGCATAAACCCCTTCTGCCATCTCTTGCTGAGTGCCAGTGAATGGGGTTTTGCCACTCTGCGCAATATCATAGCCCTTTTTGCCACTCTTCCAAGCAAGGCTGTTAATTACCCAGTTGCTGCCCGTTAAATATGTGATGCTTGAAAGGTCAATGTCGGCACGGTTGAAAAGTTTGCCGACTGAATCCGCACCCTTAACTGGTGGGTTCTCGCAGTCGTAACCTTGAATGTTATTAATAATTAGATATTCACAAAGTGCCATAATTACTAACCTTTAAGTGTTTCGTACAATGTAGCATCAATGAAGAGGTTGCCTTTTACGGCATTCTCCTCGGTCATGGTAATTAACCAGCCCGAAAGGGTGTCATCGTTGTACAGCTCACGAACCATTGCGCTTGCACGAAGTCCAGCCTCAAGACCATAGACTTGGTAAGTGCCATTGTTGTTCTGCAATACCACAACAAACTCACCATTCATCAAGGCGAAAACTTGTTCTGCTGTGATTGTGCTTTGATTCAGGATAACGAATTGCACAGTGTTCGTAAAGGTGTTTTGGTATGTACCTTCTGCCATCTCTTGCTGCGACCCAGTGAAGGGTGTCTTGCCACCTTGCACGATGTCATAGGCTGTCTTGCCACTGAGTAGTGGCAACGCAGTGACTTCAAAGGGATTTGTGCCATAAGTTACACCACTGAAGTTGATGTCTTTTCGGTTAATGATAAGACCATCAGCCTTTGCGCCTTTGACCATAGGGTTTGCGCAGTCGTACCCAGCAATGTCGGCTGAAATTAAATAATCACAAAGTGCCATATATATGTCCTTTCTTTTTTGTGTTTGTTAATTAAAAAATTCGGTGCATAGGTGTGTTACCACCCACACACCGAAGGGATTATTGCTTATGAGAGATAGCAATATTAGTAACCGATAACAGCCATCTTGTTGTCGAGAACAAGTGCGCCCATCTTGTCGGTTGCGTAGATGTAATTGTACAAGGTAACTGGGTCGAAAGTGATACGAAGACCAGCGAACTCATCAGTGCCGTTAACACCAAGGGCAAGGTTGCGCTCGGTGGTGTAGATTGCACGGAATGGCAGATTGTAAGCTGTGCCGTTGCCCTCATAGCTTTGGATAATTTCATCCCACTGGGGAACTACACGCAGTTTGATGCCACGATAAGTGGTCTCACGGATGCCATTAAACAATGCAGTCCAAGCGAGGTCGCTACCGCAGCAATTGCCAAGTATTTGAGCCTCAAGACCACTTGCGAATGCCTGAGTTACATAGATAACTTGGTCGCTTGCCTGACGGAGAGCTGGGTTAGCTGCTGCAATCATGTTGTCAAGCGCAGTCTTTGCCTCGCTGTTGATTGCTGCAAGCTGCGCTGCGATTGTTGCCTCGCTATTGGCAGCAATAGTAACGTGTGGAGTAGTGCCAGCAGTTACCGAAGTAAACAACTGCTTGAAGATGCCATCGGTAAGAGTGAAATAAGCAGGGTTCACGGTGTCTTTAATCACACCACCATCAGTAACGGTCTCGGCAGCGGTGTCACCGAAGAACGCAATGCGAATGTACATCTTCATGATAGCCAACTCCAAACGGGGAACTACGATTTCATCAAGATAATCGTTTGCAGTCATATCGGTGATGTCAGTGCCAGTGTTAAGGGTATACTTAACAAGGGTGTTTTCTACATCTGCCCAGCACAACTTCTCGGCAATCTGCCAAGTTGCGATGTCCCATGTTTTTTCTTCAGTTGCGATTGCATCATTCCCCCACTCGGGGTTGCAACCAGTACCCTCAAGACCTACCAAGCCAAACTCACCAACGAGTCCTAATTTGTCACCGTTGAAAACTCGGGGGAAGATGTTTAACAAAGTACCGATTCTTTCAGCACTCAATACATCCTTAAAAACGAGCTTATTAAGCTCACGCACCGCCCCATTATCAGGGGTAATCTGCGTAAAGTCTAAACCAATAGAAGCCATAATTTTAAATCCTTATATTTTTATTTGTTTACTTTGTTCTTTCGCTCTGCTTTCAATCTGCGATACTCGGCAAATGAAAGCTGTTCTTTTTTCTTGTCTTGCGCTTTGTCAAGATTGTTGGTTGTGTTTTCTCGCTTATCTACCTTGCCAATAGATTTCACGTTCTTCAACCATTCAATGCCACCAGCCACAGCAACCATGTTCAGGATGTTCTTGTCATCATCGCTCTTTGCGTTGCTCTTTGCATCGTCCAGCTCTTGGCGAAGTCTATCAATCTCGGCATCCTTTTCAGCGATTTCAGCCTTGAGGCGGTCAATCTCGGCATCTTTTTCGCTGAGTTGTTCATCAACTTCAAGTTTACGCTCGGTGTCGTTCTCCTCGCCCTCCTCTCTTTGCTCAACCTCGGTCACTTCTTCGACCACCTCCTCGGCTGGGCGAATCTCGGTGATGACGGATTCTTCAACAACGATGGTGCTACCATCGGGCATCAAATACTCGCCATCTTCGCTTGTCACCTTGTCACCAACTACTGGATCACCACTCTCTTTTTCAAGTTCGAGGGTCTTACCGTCTGCGGTTTCAAGCGACATTCCAAACACTTTTGCAAGTGCCATGAAAATTTTTTCTTTAATGCTCATTTTGTCACTTATGTTAGGGTTCTTATTTTGTGCCGAAATCGGCAGAATCTCTTCATGTATAAAACCTAACTCAATTGCTTTCGCCACATTCATTGGCTTGTCCTCATCCATCATCGCACTCAGCACCTCTCTATCTGCACCAGTGCGGTCAACATAGATGTTCAAGAACTGCTCCCTCACATCTTCCAATGATTCGGCAATGTTGCCGATTCGCTTTGAATCGCCCTCCACAAATCCACTGATATAAGGGTTGTGGATGAGGATTGTTGCGTTGGGATGCGCTTTTCTCAAGTCTGCTCTTGCTGCCAATAAGAGCAACGTTGCACTACTTGAGCATTCACCAATCACCTCTGCTGAGATGGTCTTGCCAGTGGCACGAAGGGCATCATACATCGCCAAGGCTTGGTCGGTCATGCCTCCCCTGCAATTGATTGTTAGGTTGATTTCGCCATCGTCTTCGGGAATGCTTGCGATGAACTTGTCAATGTCCAAGAAGGAGATGCCTTCCAGTCCACCCCAAGCCATAAATGCTTTGCACTCTTCATCAACGATGTCGCTGTATATTTTAAGTTTTGCCATACGTTTCTAACTTTTTTGGCAAATTTAGTGAGGTTACACAACTTTATGCGGTTATTTTACCATTATTTGTGGTAATTCGTTGTGCCACACAAGAAAAAACCACCCACGCATCACTGCGCAAGTGGTCTGCTACTAAATAATTATAAACAACTAATTTTATGAATAAATGAAAACAAAAACAATACATATCAAATAACATCTTCTTCCATCATCTTCACGATTAAGCGCACCATACGCTCTTTGTAGCCGTATTTTTCTGCAACAACCTGAGCAACCCAGCGAACTTTGTTGCCCTCTGCCACAAGTTTCTTGTAATCGTGGTAGATAGGCAAGTAGCTTATGTAGTTGCCCGACACACCATTCTTGTGCAGTCTTCGCAGTATGGGCAAATTATCACTGATTAGTTCGTGGATTTTCATAGTGTAGCCCTTTCGTTCATGACCTCAACTTGTCGCTGACCTCGGTTGATGTCCTCAACACTCACCACTGGTGCTGGTAGCATTGCCACACCTCTCGCCACAGCTCTCGCAAGCATATCCTCGCCACGCACGGATGATGCAGTTTGTTGCGCTTGAATAGGCACACCACCACCTAACTGGTTAAGTGAGGACAATAGACCACTAAACATTGCCGTGGTGTTGGCATTCATAATGCTCTCACCATTGCTGACACGCACTGGTATCGAATCACTTGTCGAAGTGCCAGCCCCTTGGATGTAGCCACCAGTGGCGAATTTAGCAGAATCAAGTGCTGCGAATGCTTGTGCCATTGCAGAGGTCACGGCAACAATAGAGGTCGCTATTTGCGCAATGAGCTGCCACGGTGTCACGGCATTAGAACCAGCCTTTACTGCGTTGGCAATTGCCACGGCTTGAGCAATCATAATCTCACCAAGTGCAAGGGTCTTTTGCAACACTGCTGCCTCTTTGCTTTGTTCGCCAAATGCGCCCACGACTTCGCCAAGTCCACCGACCATTGTGCCGATGGCATCATATTTCGTTTGCTCAATCTGCTGAATTGTCTGAGCATTCTGCATTCGTGCATCTTCCTCTTGCTTGCGATATTTTGCGAGGATTGCTGCTTTTTCCTCTTCGGTGTTGCCGTAGAGTGCCAGTTCTGCCTCTTTCTCCATCCTGATTAGTTCAAGTTGGTAGTTGAGCCATTCTGCCGTTCCTTCGGTAGTGCCAGCAAGTTGGGTTTGCACAAGCCTTTTGGCATCTTCTGCTGCTTTCGCCTCGGCATCGGCATTTTTTTTCGCTTGTGCATCCTTGAACTTCTGCAACTCTTTCGCTTGCTCATCAAGGTTTGCCTTTAGCATGGCATTTCTTGCCTTTGCAAGTGCTTCTGCCTCTTCTTCGGTCTTGGTTTCAATCCCCTCAAACTGGGCAAATATGGCATCGGCTCGTTCTTTGTACATCTGCACGATACCTTCTGCCGTGGTCTTCAAAACCTCTTCCCTTGCCTTTGTTTCAAGTTCTGCGCCCTTCTTGATTAGTGCTGCCATTCGATTTTGTCGCTCACGTTCAAGTCGCTCTGCCTCGGTATCCCTTTTCGGGGTTGCTGGCTTAGTAGTTGTTGACTTTTTTGGTGCAGTAGAACGGGTGCCACGGTTGCGAGAACCACGGTTGTTGTTGGTGGTGGTGTTGGTGGTGGTGTCTATTATAGTGTCGGGTTCGGTGGAATAACTGAAATTGTCATCATCATAGGGTTGATAATTATCAAAGAAATTACCCATCGCATTGTAGGCATTGCGAAAACCAGTTGTCGCAGCTCTGCCAATGTTCACGGTGTCTTTCAATGCCGTGTTTAAGCCTTTGAGTGCGTTGGTTATACCTTTGCTCAGTCCGTTGCTTATCTCATCAATACCTTTGCTCACGTTGCCACTGAGAATGTCACCGACACCTCTGCCCAAATCCCTGATAATGCCGAATGCGCTTTTAAACGTAGTTACAAACGCATCAATCCAAGAGCCTATTGCTTTGAATCCAGCACCTACGGCACGGAATGCGTCAATAATGCCACCAGTAAGTTGCCAAATGACACCAGCAATGACTTGCGCAACCGTGCGAAATACTTGCGACCTCTTGCCCATTTCGGCAAAGCGACCAATTAACTCACGAATGCGCTTTATAACGTTGGTCAGTGATGTCTTCCAAAGGGTGTCGGCTCTAATTTTCAGGGTTTCCCATCCGTGTTCGCCAGCACCGAACATTTTTGCCGTTTCCTCTTCCAAGTCTGCCGTTGCTTGTTGGTTGTCCTCAAGTGCTTTGCCATATTCGCCAGCACTATCTTTCAGGTGTTGTAGGTTAGTGTCAATATCCCCAAGTGATTCAATCATCTCTTGGCTCGAGAACTTGCCTTGCCGTCCGAAGACATCAGCCATCACGTTGCCATACTCTTGCGTGTTGTTGCTCGTTTCTTTGAGTTTGTCACTGACCATCTGCACGGCATCAATCATCTCAATTTCATGGGTGGCAAGTTTGCGCTGCAAGTCGGTCACATCTATGCCGATGCCCTCAAGTGATGCCCTTGTGCCAGCCGACATTTCACGGATTCTTGCGCTTGCTTGCTTGATAGCCTCAAGTCCTTGTTGTGAGAAGATGCCTGAACGTGTCTGCTGTATTAATGCCACTAATTGTTGTGCATTCACTCCAGCATCTTTGAAAACTGGCGCATATTGTTTGAGCAACTGCAAGTAATTGCCGTTGATGTCTGCACCAATAACAAAGCCGTCATTAAGGGTCTTTATTGCCTCGCTTGAGGTTAGCCCGAAATGCGACATCAACAAGTCAACACCCTCAAGCACCTCTTTGTAATCCTTGCCAAATGTTGATGCAGTCGCTTGTATCTCGGCTCTCAGGTGGGTGAGTTCCGTACCAGTGACACCAGTAAATTCTCTCGTTAATCGGGTTGCCTTTTCGACCTCAACGTTGTAGTCATAGAACCATTTAAAAGCCATGCCAGTGCCAGCAATGCCAGCAATTGCGAGAAAGACTGGATTGCTCATAAGTCCCCACAATGCGTTGCCAAAGGCTTTAATGCTTGTTGTTATTGCACCGAACGCACCAGTTGCACCTTGAGAACTTGAGGCAATGAGCATCATGCTTTGGATGTACTTGTTGTTTGCTCCCATAGCACCGATTATCGCATTTTGGTAGTTGCCAACGTTGCGATAATACTTTTGAATCCCTTGCTCGGCTGCGTTGAGTTCGTTGGTTATCTCGTTGATTTGTTTGTTTAGCCGTTTACCTTCTGCGCCATTTTTCCTTTCAGCCTCCGACAAAGCATTGTATTTTTGTGTCAGCCTTGACAGCTCGGCTTGCAACGCATTGATTGAACCTTTCTGCTCATACTCAAGTTTTATCTCGTTCTGCGTTTCACGGCTCAATGATTGCTTTGCCTTGCTCAATGCCTTTGTTTGTTGCTCAAGTTTGGCATATTCAAGTGAACCCTTTTGGTTAGCATCGGCAAGTTCCTTCATCCTCGCCCTATTCTCTTCAATCTGCGAGTTGAGTTTCTGCAAGCCTTGAATTGCATCGTTCGCTTTGAGTTCAATGCTTAATATCTTCTGCACATTCTCTGCCATCGTGTTTGCTCTCCTATATTTGGATTAATTTTAACTTATATATGTCGCTATTGTCGCTCTCTATGCTTTCAACGAGATAGCTGCGCCCAAGCTGGTTGATGTAGACTGGTCGAGCGAAATCGAACGCAAGCAACTCAAGCACGGACAATTTAACCATCACATCAATGGTTTTAGGTCTATTCGCTACTACTTCGTAATTTGTGTAATACTCGGCAATCGTCTGGGCGAAGTCTTGACCAGTATTCAAGTATGTGAATGTTGCAAAATCCATCCCCTCAATGTTGTTGCCAGCATTCTGCCAAGTGGCTTTGTATGTGCTTGCATTCTCGTTCTTCTCAACCTTCCAGTGCAACAGCTTGTTGGTGCGTGGTACTTTGAAGTCGCTCTTGTAGGCATCTCGCTCATCTTTCAGGGTTGCATCGTTGGTGTAGATGACACCCTCTGCCGTGTATACTGGTAGACCTTGCGCCTCATCATCATCATTGTCTTTGTGGATGTAGATGTTTTTCTGCGCCAAGTCATCAAGTGTCATTTCGATGTTCTTCAACCCTTGCATATCGTACCCGATGGCACTTTTGCCCACAATCTCATCGAATGTCACGATTTTGACCTTGTCGGTATGAGTGACCGAACCAATAATCACACTACCAGTGTGGGCAAGAATCTCGCTGATGTAGTCCAAAATCTTTAGATCGGGAGCATTGCGCACATAACTCCACGGATAACCGACTTCACCTTCTGCGACCTCATCAATGGCAACCGACATATAAAGCTGCGTGAAATTTCCCGCTGGCACTCCATCGGTAGCGACCTGAATGGCTGGCAAAACCTCGCCATCATCCATCTGCGTGTTATACCAAGTGTAATCTACCTCATAGTAACCCGTGCTTGGGTTGTATGTTGGCTCAACCTGAACATCGGGCGAAGATGGGAAAATTATTCGGTAGTCGTTTCTATCTCTTGCGCCCCACACTTTCACACTCTTGACCCTGAGGTTGCGCTTTGCGAGATATGTGCCACCATAATATGCGTTATCGTAACGGATAGTGCCGTTGTAAGCCTCTTGACAAGGCAATGGGTTAATTGTGTTATTCCAATTGATATAGTACCTATCCGTGGTTATTTGGCGCAATTGTGAAGTGCAAGAGAACATTATCTGCTCACCCTTTGCGATGATATTCAAAGTTGTTGCTATGTGGTTCAGCTTGTCTATGCGACTTTGTGCAAGTGACGAAATGTCGAACGTTATGCCGTAAATGCGCCCTATAACTGCGAGAATGTTGGTCGCTGAGTTGGTAGGCATCCACCACGGGAACTTGTCTGCCTCATCTTGGCTGTCGCTGTCAAGAGTGTTGTACACGGTTGTATTCATGCCACTATTGTAAGGCTCACCAACCGACAACCCTTCGTGAACGTTGCGAGTGAGTGTCAGCCAGTCACCTTGTTGTTCAGTCCAATGGGTGGAAAGTGGCAACTCGTTCAGTTTTAACCCTTCTCGCTTGATTTCATCGAATGCACCAATGACACCCCAAAAGAGATTGAGGTTGTAGCCTTTCTCATCTATCGAAGTCAACACGGCTTGCCCAGTGTCGAACAACGGCACACCGTCAACGTGTAACGATGCCTTGAGGTAGGTGTGTGTTGTCTTGCCCCCAGTGTCAGCCGTGGGCGCAAATGCAAGGGCAAAGATGTTGTCGTTGTTCATCGTGCGTGGTAGTGCGATGTTGTATGAGTGTGCCGTCATTACCTTGTCGGCATCTGCGAGGATGTTGCTTGCGACCTTGATTTTGATTTCCTCGCTCGGCATATCCACAGCCACATCGTTGATGTAAAGTTGTTGCTTGCTCATAGTCTTGCGCTCTTAAAATTGTTGTACATCATCGGTGGGTAATATCAGCGCAAGAGTAGCCGAGAACGTTGCCTTGCGTGGGTCGCACTCAATGGTCACATCACCCAAGTTGCAACGTGTCCATGCACCATCAAGCAGCACCTCAACACAAGCAGATGATGCCAACGTGCGCAGCCACTTGTAGTGTGTGGATGGTATGTTGTCATCTCCCAATGTAAGGCTCTCGTTTGCGCTCAGGTTGTGCCACTCATCCTTGCCGAAGTCGTAGCCGTCAACAATCTCTTTAACGTT